ATCTGAATAATCACGCAGTGTTCTGAACGTGACTTTTTGAACGCCGGAAGAAGATCCGGTATTCGTTACGATCTTTTCAATAAGCAATTTTTGATTGTTCACAATTTTAGGTACATAGATTTTCAAATTCTCAAGAACAACTGCCGGCATATTCATATCTGCAGTCAATGGGATATTTGAATTTTTACGGAAATTCTTATATGCCGTGTAATGAGCATCCAAAATCTGTTGTGGCTTTAACGCATCATTAAACAGGATAGATCCCTGCCGAAAATAAACGGTATAAGTGATAGAATTTTGAGTAAGTGTATTTGTATTGAATATACTTCCAACTTCACAAAGTACTAAATCGGTCATAGAATTAGCAGTTTCCACTGTAGTGACTCCATCAATAACTACGGCCGTATTTTTATTTACAATATCCGTAAGTTCGGGAGTTTTAAAGGTGAAATCAAACGGAATGTAAACGGTTCCGGTTAGAGTTTTCATAATCTGAATAGTTTCAGATATTGTTACCACCGTGGGCGTTGAAAACTCAATATGTACATTATTATCACTTGCAGCAGATACCGAAACAGTTGTATCGGCAGTATCTACAACGGTTATAGATGCAAATTCCGTGGCTGAAGGAATAAGTTTTGATGCCAGGTATTTTGATAAATCAATATCCGGATCCATTGTCAGGTATTTTTCATACATCCTGAATGTAACTACCTTATTCAGGTCATCAACAAAGAACTTACCGGATAGAAGCGTTTCCGCTTTTGATACGAAAGCAGCTATTGTCATATCAGGAACCAATTGTGAGTAATCAAGTATACCACCACAAATAGCATCTGCTACGTTATTGAGTACTACAATATCAGGATATTTGGTTATTACCGTCTCAAGTTCTGAAGCATCCATTGAATACCCATATTCAGAGAACAGAAATTCCAAAACATACTTCAGTTTTAAAAACGGTGTCATTCCATAACCCAGCGAAAGCGTAACAGGAGCATCATTTTCTTTTATTATTTGCTCAAATTCACCTTGAAAAAGTTTCAGTGTATGATTGTGATTATCATCAAATTTCAGTGTATCAAAATACTTTCCGTTATAAAAATTATTCAAAACCAATAAACCATCATAGGTGTCAGTAATATATGGATATCGTTCATACCAGGTATATGACTGAGTAGTCGGAAAAGGTATCACCCGAAAATCGACGGAATCTAAATTGTTCAGATATTGATCTTTCATCAATCCAATAATATACTGAACACGAGTAGTCAAATCAACAGCATCAAAGTCAGCATGTTTTATTTTTGGCCAGGATAATGCATTCAATTTATTATCTTCGATAAGGCTATAAAAACTACCGGCTTCAAAATAAAGTGTACAACTGATTCCATTCGTTTCATCAGCCGTAATTACACCTAAATTACAACGTCTAATTATCAGACTATCTATTACGGTTACAGATATATTCGTCAATGGCTTGTAGTAAGCATCAGCTCTATCACTCCAGCCAATTAGTTTTAAATTGTTTGGAGTACCAGGTATAGTCATTGGAGCCGTCTGATCACCGGCTGCACTCAGCAATAGGTTATACCTACTTAGTTCAGCCTCAGGTACAGACTCAAATTCTCCTTTTTCGGTTATTATTCTCATCGCTATTCGGGTAAAAAGATGCTATTCATATTGATAACTAAATCCAGTGAATACTCAGCCACTATATCGGCCAACGTATCCATGTTATTTTTTATCGGGTCATTGAACCAATGTTCGGCCGAACGTGATCCAGTTCCCATTTTTCCCAAACTTGTATCAGCAGTTGTTTTCAGGTGTCCGTATTTATCAGTCCATTTACTACCGGTTGCACCTCCATAACCACGACCGGCACCCTGGTGTAGGTATACGCCATGACGTGCCAGGGTAAACCCAACAGAACGTGTTTCCAGTTTATATTGCTTATCGAACCGTATATTTACGCCAATAGAATCGCTCAGGCGTGGAAACTCGGAAGAAATCTGATCACTCATTCGGTGATGAAAGCGTGAATTGGCAGATTGTTTTAGCTCCATAGCTACTTTGATAGCCCATTCCTGAACGGAATTATTGAACTTATCTACAGCTACAGTATCGCGAACGCGCATATACATATCTGTATCGCTACCGGAGATGGATCCAAACGTAATGCGTGGACTGAAATTGGCAACAACGGTACTAGGCACAACGATACCACCAACACGAGCTACTTTAACCAAGGTTTTAAATGAATTGGCATTCATGCTTGTTTTAGCATCAACCCAATCGCCAACGGTCATATCTTCTAATCCCGGTCTCATGGTTCAGCGTTCCAAAATGCAGGATCTATTTTTTTATCAATTCCATTTGGATTCACAAAACCCATAATTTCACCATACAGATTTTCGCCTAATGGTCCGATGCTGGAAAATGTAAAAGATGCAAGTTCTAATGCGATTAATCCGTTTTGATACTTCAAAGAATCAGAAATCAATCGGGCTTGAATTTGCAGGCAGTTAGCCTCGCAAACTCCTTGAGCCGTGAGTATAGCATTAGTATCATCCGTAGGAGCCGGCTGAAGAATCATTATGAAGAACTGCGGTTTTTTTATCAATGATTCGGCATCGTTATAGTCAAATGTAGAGTCACGACCATCAATGGCTACAAGTACAGGATAATTAATGGATGAAAGCCTGGCACTGATAGATGCTAATGAGTCGGAATTGGGTGCAGTAAAGAAACTATCATCGACATGATCTTTGAATAGTTTCATTTTTTTAGTAAGATCGAGCGCGTAGGCGAAATGATCGTATTGTTCCATAAATATCTATGTATGAATTTATGGATACAAAAAAAGCTACAATCAAGTGGCTTTTAAAGGACATGAGTATAAGCGAAAAAAAATTACCGCCGAACTTCACAGCCCAAGCGGTAATATCTAAACAATAATTAATCGCATAAAAAAAATGAAACAAATCAAGAAGGAGGTGTATTTTTCTCTTCCAGTTCAAGCAGATAGTCGAAAGAATAAAGAACATTATAAAGTAAATCTTTTTTATATAGACGTTTATTTTCCGGATCACCCTTCCCAACATAATCTAGCAGTTTTTGTTGTCCATCGTATGGGTTACATGTAGCAGAACCACTACAGGCATCAGGAAATATACGTGGAAACTTATCTGCTATAAATCGGCATGACCCGATCCAAAACCAAATTGTCAGAATTACCACTTCAGGCTTCAGACGTTTCATGTATTTCAGATTTAAGTCGTTCGGATTAAACTGACTTTTATCTCTGCGAAACATGCAACCAAGCCATGCATAAACGGCTTCTGGTTTACGTTCTTTCATCACATCGTAAGTCTGTAGGTAGATATATTGATTGTATATTAAGTCTGTCATTGCATTTTTTGGACCGTAGAATTTACGACCAATAATTTTTAGTTCAGGATATTGATTTACCGTTAGCCGGTTGTCCAGGAAACATCTTCCTTTATCATCCGGATCCGTGAATAAATAATCGAACGCGGTGGATATATCGGCTATTTGTTCTACGGTAAATGCAAATATATGATTGTCTACTTTAATCCGATAATATCCCGGATCTTTCATCCGTCTGGCACGAGCATCCAAGCAAATGAAAATCATCTTTACCTTTATTTCTTGTACCGGTATTTCTTTCGCCACCAGCTCAGATAATCGTATAAGCTGAACGGTTGTCATTTCGTTCATGCTTTCCGGTAATAGGTATTCGTATCTATCTACGTGTAGTTTTTTCATAACTTATATTTTCCAGTTATGTTTTAGATTAAGAATTGCTGATTGGACAGGATTTTTTTCAATATCTCGTTTAATTTCATCCTTTCTTCTTGCTACATGTTCATTCCATGTAGTTGAATCAGGGCATGCTGGCATAGAGTGCCAAAATAAAGACATTCCAAGTGGTTTACCACACCTATTACATCTTTTGCCATAAATGTGGTTTTCAGTCTCAACATACTCAGTAATTGGACTATGACCAATAAAAAAACATATAATTTTTTTCATTATCCAAACGAATTAAATATTTTCGATTCAGCCGAATTGAAGTCCATAGCCTCAGAAACGGATTCAATGCCAAATTCAACAGCGTATTTGTTCAACGTCTGTTTTATCTTAGTATAGAAATAATCACCCTGTTCAGCAAAGTAATTTCCTTCATTTTGTGTATCGGAGTACAATGGGCGAATGACCGGTTTATATTCGTTGTTTGTTGCTCCTGAGCGATTGGTTTTACTTGCCTGGCTAGTGTGAATTTCGGCAGTTTTACAGGCTACAAATCGGCGAATTGATCCGATTAGTTCTTTTTCTGCAATTGACTGAACGGCATTAAGTTTACTACGTAAAGTTGAATCAAGCGTTTCGCCTAATAACTCAGTTATAAATCGAATTTCGATCATCGACATATTACTCCGAAAATGTTCGAAAGTTAATCGACTGTAATCAATGTCTACGAATCCGAGTTCTTGAAACTGTATAGCCGATTGAATGTAATTACCACCGCGCAACGTATAATATCGGCTTTGAGTCCATTCGGGAAATTGATCTGCATGTAATTCCAGGTATTCGAGTACCTGATCTAAATACTGAAATCCACGACGCTCCAGGCTTTCTTCTACTTTGGCTATCTTCGTATCACTGGCAGCACCATACTCACCGGCTTTCATAGCTACCGTAAAACCGCTATCGCTAAATCTTACAGACATTTCGGCATTACCGCACCAAATAGCCAATGGACCAAGTGCACATTGTGTGAGCTTGAGTAATTCAGTTGCACGATCGGGAACGGTATCGCCCTCTAATACTTCAACTAATTCTAACCCCAGGTATCGCACAAGGATAATGTCACGGGCTTGCTGAATATACGGTTCAACAACATCCATTTTAGTAGAAGCATTTATTTTTACGGTTTTTTTAAGCTCTTCAATTGTAGATATAATTGCTTTCATAGGTTATACTTTTTGATTTCCAACTGATTTAATAGCTCCGGTTCCCTGGTCAACGGTGGTAAGCATAATATTCGGAACTACGAAATGAACATCCGCATCCCAGCCGTTTATTTCTTTTACGATATAAAGTGGTAGTACAAGTAAATCGCGTATTGGCTTCATCATCGCTTGTTTAATAATGAATAGTTCGCGGGCTTCAGTACCGTTTATACTTCCTGAATTACCGGAAGCACCAATAATGGATGGATGGATCTCCATGGCGTAACAGATAGCATCTGTTACTTCCTGAGAGTCTTTAAGGTATTCGCCTCCAGAAAGCTTATTATCAATAGGCTTGATAATAATATCCTGCGTTTCAAAACCTTTTATTTTGTCATAGTCAAACTCAGAAATGAAAGACTTACCGGCATTTTCTTCGCCGGAAAGAAAGTCATTCATTTCTTTAAGAAATAATTTCCTTCTTGCTTTCTTTGCTTTCAAGTCTGTATCCACTATTGCTTCAGACTTGAATAGTTTCGTCCAAAAATCCTTATGAATAGTGACATGAAATTTCAATATCATTTGATTTTGTATCAAAGCTTTTCTCAACTTTGGAATAGCACAGGCAAAGTCATATAGACCCGATTCAAATATAGCCCACCAATATGGCTTACCGTTATAGTATCGACCAGGTGTTGGCTGCATCAACTGCAACATATAGCTTACATCCTTTGGGACTAACTTTACACCTTTTAAATTCATCGACTTACCACGTTTTACTTTAAGATCACGTATAGGTGTACGTCTATCAAGTAATGTAGTAGCTTTTAAATCAGGTTGGCTACTCTCATGCCATTTCGTTGAATAACCGTGGTACTCAATCAATCCGGTAACATCATCTGCTTTCGATAATCGGCTATTAACCGACTCGATAGGATTAAGCTGTACAATCTTACTTGTAGTCTTATTGTCCCTTGCAAATATAAACTCAGCATACGACTCAAAGAATACAACGATATCATTCGCCCACTCCTGAGTAGCATTGTTGTAGTTATTATCCAATAAGAATTGGAATATCTCAGGCTGTTCGCTGGGTAATTGTTCAACAATATTAATCTCTTTTGTTACTGGATCACGTTCTTTCTTTACGACCATGATACCATCACCATACGCCATCTTAGAGTTGAACTGCACATTAGCACCAAGAGTAGAGTTAAGATATACTTTCTCCATCACCTCTACCGGTTGCTTATTGTTGGTACCACGCTTAACGAACTTGATAAGTTTATCTTTCTTATTGATAGGTTCAAGATCATCCGTTCTGGTATTAGTATCACCAACCATCTCTCTTGAGTCAGAGAATATAACTAATGCCTTACTTCCTTTGAGGTAAGCTGTATTTTCGAAGTCAAACACTTCAGAGTTAGATTGTTTCGACATTATATATAAACTTTAAATTCATTGAACTTAGTGATCAGTATCTTACGGAATGATTTAGGATGTAATAAGTTACCTTCTACGAATATATTCACTGTAGATCCTTTCGAGTGGATCGAACTAAACGTTGCATTTTTGTACGTGGAAAGTTCACCATTTAACTTCGCATACTGGAAGCTGAATGGTTTAGGCTTTCCTTTATCTTTTTGCTCCATCAGCTCCCATATCTTTGACTGTTTAATCAGCTTATCCATTCTATTCTATATTTCGATAAGCAAAAATAGTTTTGAAGAGTAGCCAGGTAAAGGACATTAAATAAAGATTAGAAGCGATAAGCAAAAGAAGTAACGTTAATTTTAATAGTTCTTTAAATTTACATCAACCCCAGCATATTACAGAAAAAAAAATCTTTGCCAGCAAAGTTCATTTCAGGGCGGTGCGTGGTTTTCACAGAAAAGACTGTAATTTTTTGGGGAGTCGGTAAGATGTTAAGTTTTGAAAATCATATTTTTATCATGTTTCAAATTCGATTTTCACTGTAATAGTCTGTTTTTCCGTTTTTGCATAAAAAAGGATGACACTTAGCTAGCCTTTTTATTTAATTAATCACGCATAAACATCGCTCCAAAGTATTCTCCGTTTGGTTCTTTATAGTAGAAGTTACAACCGATATAAAGAGTATCCCACGCATCTGTAACGTGTGTTTTGAACTCATCAGGGCTATCTGCAGTATCCGGAAGGTGTTCGGGTGATTTATCTTTCTCGAATCCGGTCTTACCTTGCTTAACGCCTGTTTGCTCCATAGCTATTTTCAAGAACTCATTATGAATTAGATTAAATACCGGTGTAAGCATCTCCTGATCACCTTTCAGTGCCTTATCAATTTGCAAATGCTTCCAGGCATGACCGGCTGACTGGCCAATGTATTCGTCAGTAACATTCCAACGGTTTTTCTGTAGTATGCTAATTACAGTATCACTGTATGAATCGTTAGTGGTACCACTTGCCCAGGTGAATGTATGGTCGTAATAAAAAACGACTTCTTTCTTGATCAATGGATTGTAATAATCGCAAAACAGTTGGATAGCATCCTGCAGTTTACCAGGTGTTTTTACGAAGAACGATTTAAGCGTTTTCATCTGGCGGGTATTATGATCGACCTGACCAACGCAAACGGTAGAGATGGCCGCATTGGCATCGCAACCAATGTAGAGCGGTTGGTTCATATCCAAATCGCCATCGCCCAGGCAGCCGGAAGTAGTAAGCTTTTTCCAGTTGGTTTTATTACTTACTCCAATTAAATCGAGGTTTTGAATACCACCGGCATCAGGTGGCATATAGAAATGATCTTCGGTAAGTGCTGAATAGAATCCGTTAGGAACGCGGAACAAACGCTCGTTCATAAATGCTGTACGCCAAATGAGTGCCGGAGAATCGCGGTACATTTGCCAAATAAAGTCTTTACCGACAACCTCCAGGTTATCGAATATATCGTACTCGGCATAGTAAACCGTGTATTCGTGTTCTTTACCCGGCATTGGGTTCTTTGGTTTTTGATAGCGACGCGCCAGGGCTAAATCGGTCTGCAGTTCTTTGATTACGCGACGTGTATAATCGTTTTGTTCAGGCTTCATTTTGAACTGTATCAACTTGTGATACAGGTTACGAATAAAGTTTATATGTGCGTCGTCCATTTCTTCGCGCTTATCTAGGATCCACTTACCCATTTTACTGGTAGGCATATCGGTGGAATATAGAACGCTATGGTGCCAAGGGCAATTACCAAAGTATTGTCGGTTACCACGGTTGGCCGGATTGACTTCCGATTTAATTTTATTATAGTCCAGGAACTTTGCTTCGGGTCCGATGATCCAATCGAGCGACATGGAGTTGGCGGACATACCACCGACGAATGATAGTACCACCATGATAGTACCGTTCCAAAAGTGGAAACAATTCTGCCATGCATCGCGTAAAGGCATACGCTTAGGTAGTGCAAAACCTTTATCTGCAGGTGCACGACGGCCAACGAAGTAGTGAACGCCTTCGATATATCTCCAGCTGGCCAGTGCGTGGCAAATAGCCGGTAAGGTATTACCCCAGGCTTTGGCGTAGGTTGGTGAAATTAGCGCGCCGGTAGATCCTGGCATTGCCCACACATTGCGGAGAATAAAGCGCGCATCGATACCTTCTGACTTACCGGTACCGCGAGCTGCGATAATGTATTCGCCGTGCGCTGATATGGCCATAGCGTTGCGCTGTGCTTTGTTGAAGAACTTCTTTACCGGTTCGTCGTAAGTATGTGTAGGGCTAAGGTTGGGTTGTGTATACATTATTCTCCTGTTACGGCCTCTTCAGCACCTTTATACATGTTACCCTTGAATCGAGCGCGGAAGGCCTTACGTTCAGCCTCTAAATCAGGTATATCTTCCAGTCCTTCGAGTACAGTTACATCGTCAGTAGGTTCAAAGCTAGGAGGAAGCATTTGCGAGTAGTCGAATGCATCATCTTCTTTATCGGCACGTGTATATTTACCAATTTTGTCCATATTGGCAGCTACACCTGCAGCGTCACGTTCTTCAACAGCTATTTGATATCCTGTTTTACATCCTTCTACAATCATATATCGATACCAGGATTTAGTAGCCAGTGATATATTACCGACAATCTTCGTTATCCCTACAATATCATTGTAGGCTTGTGCCTGAGATACGGGATTGAAAAGCATTGGTGTAACGGTTTCGGACTCTAGGCCTTCCTCATCTTTTTCGATTTGAGTAACAGAACCTCCATCCATCAAGAAATGAACTAGATCAGAATTTTGCATGAGCGGGTTATTCATTTTTTTAGACACACAAAGTAGGATACGTTTTTTTATTTCCATATCCTTGTTCGTAAGTTCTAGTCTGCTTTCATCGACTGATTTAAACAAACTTAGTTCTATTTTTTCGTAAACAGTAAGTTGAGTTTTGGCCATGCGTGTAATTCGATTTTATAAAAATGGGCAATAACATTGCTGCATTGCCCATTTATTTTTCATAAGAATATGGTTTATTCCACAGTCCCGGAAGCGGGTTCTGCAGGTTTCAACTTTTCGTTTAGTTCATTCAACTCTGAAGTATATGCTTCTATACGTTTCAGTGCGTTCTGCTTGATAGTTTCCTTGTCGGTAGTATCAACAGTGGTTTGAGAATTTTTTATATTCTCCTGAAGCTTTAAAACGCGACGAGCCATTTGAGCACCGGCAATAACAGGATCTACATCGTAAGTAAGTTCCTTAGGTTGCTCTGCAAATTCAGTAGATAATGTTTTACCTTCACTCCAGTCGTCAATCAGATCCCAATTAGTACGACGTTCATCGTCAAAGTCGCAAAGTTGTTTTACCAACTTTTCACGCGTTTTATGGTGAAGTTTTTCAACTGCAATTTCGGAATGGATCTTAGCCATTAGCGGCGTGATTTCGCCGTTACGATCCCAAGCCTTACGGATATCAGCCGGCATATCTGCTAACGCAATGATTTGAATACCACGTTTGGCTTTCAGTACGTCCAATTCAGTTTCCAATTCTTCCAACTTAGTTTCGTACTCTGAAACTTCATCCTGAGCCGTTTCAAGATCAGACTCTAATTCGTCAACCTGTTCAGAAAATTCTAAGTTTTCACTTATAATCTCTGAGTTTTCAGATTTAAGTAATTCGATAGCAGCTTTTAAATCTGTAATTTCCTGCTTTTTTGCGTCGATTTGTTCCTGAGTTTCAGCATCGGGACCAGTAACTTTGAATACAAGTTCGATATCTTCGAATGCTTTAGGATTGTGTTGCACAGCTTGTGCAATGGCCGAAACTTTATTGATAAGCATACCGAAATGCATATCATGCTGTTTTGGCTCTTCGGTCAATTCACGGAAGTAGGCTTCGTACTTCTTTTTAATTTCGGCACCGGCAAGGGTGGAGAAAATAACTAAACCGTCGAAGTATCTCCCCGACGGTTTTTCCAGCCATTGTTTGATTAGTTCTAACATGGTGTTTACTATTAATCAGCCAGCAATGCATCAATGTCGATATGAGTACCCAAATAAACAACCGGAGCTAATGAATCGGCAGAGAATGTAAATTTGATTCCACGACGATCGGCACGTTTTTGACCACCATCATATTCAGCCTTCAGGTTGCAAAGCAAACCCGGTTGACCAACCAAAATTTGTTTACCGTCCATATCTTCCAATACCAGATAACCCGGAGTATTGTTGTATTTTCTGGCAAAAGCACCATATTCAACTTTACTACCTGCACGGTAAAATTCACCGGTAGGTGCATAGCTTTGACCTTCCAATTCTCCCTGACTAGGAGCAGAATACTTTACAGTAGCATCAGTAGCATTGAAAACCGTCGGTTTAGTCCCTGCTACTTTAGGCACAAATGCACCTGCAGCAGTAACATAATCCTCATTGGCAGCAATAACTTTAGGAAGCAAAGGTGCTGCTGAAAAATCACTTTCAGGATACCATAACAGGCGGGATTTATAACCTCCCATATTGTCGGCCCCATTGAGACCTGTGATAACATCTAAATCTACAGCCATAATATTTTATTTAAAACTTTAAAATCATTTATTTGAATTAAAACCCGATATCCGATTGGATATCGGGTTTTCTATTTGTGAGGATTAATAGTCGCCTGATAAATCAATGCGAGTGTTAGTTTGCTCGTTAGTACGGAATACTTTTTTGTGAACATCGCGTATGCGAACACCGTAAGCAGCTTCCAACCAGTATTGAACCACGTTAGGATCACGGTCAATATTACGAACCTGAACAAATTGTTCTGATTTCGAAGTATTGAACCCTAAATCCATATTACCAGCTTTTTGAAGAATTACCTTTGATCCAGAACCCAATGCTTCATCTGTATCAACTACCAATGAAGGGCAGAAAGCATCTTCGCGAAGAGCTTCCAGAACCTGAGTCATTGTTGGCATTGCAAATGCTTTTACCTTGTTGCGATAAGCATCGCGTACGTTTTTCAGCGCTGAAAGCGTAATAAGCAATTGAGGAATTCCACCAACTGTTGATTTCAAAAATGGATTGGCAGAACCAATGAATTCAACCAGGTTATCGTAAGCTGAAGTATCGGCAGTAGTAGCCGGAGCAGCAAAAGCACCGGTAGTAGCAAGATTACCCTGACCAGCTGCAATATTACCTGCAGTAACCAATAGATCTAATGCAGGAAAGAAACCTGTCATAGCTGTCATTGGAGTAAGAACTGCGTTATCTC